AAACAAACCTCTTGTGCTAGATGAACAAGACGCAAGGTCTCTCCTTGCTACTGTTAAATCACCAAAATCGGTTGCGTTGCCTGTTGTGGCAATGGTGATGTAAGAAATAACATTAAATGGACCGCTGCTTAAATTTCGCCCACCACCAAATAGACCTCTTGTTGTAGAAGAACACCCAGCAAGACCATAAGTATTTGCTGCTAAGTCACCAAAATCTGTTGCGTTGCCTGTTGTGGCAATGGTGACATAATCAATGGTATTTACATCAGTTGCGCTGCCACTTCGCCCACCACCAAATACACCCCTTGTGCTTGATGAGCAAGCTCCTAGCAAACCTCTTGCTACAGTCAAATCTCCGAAATCTGTTGCGTTTCCAGTCGTATCAATTGTTATATAATCAATTACGTTAACATAAATACCGCCGCCAAATATCCCTCTGGTACTTGAGGCGCAGCCAGCCAAGGCGGATCTAGCTGTTGTCAAATCACCAAAATCTGTTGCGTTTCCCAATGTGGCAATGGTGATATAAGAAATCGTATTTGTATCGCCCTCTGAGTTTCCACCCGCAAACAAACCACGAGCAGCTACTGCGGCTTGAACTACTGCTCCGAGCAACATTTGCATGATGCCTGACATGGATTAGCTCACGTTGCCAGAAATAACGCAGACCGTACTAGATATAAACAGAATCGTCGCCACACCTCGCGTTGCCAAAGTCACGCTGGCCTTATCAGCGTCTGTTCCGGCGATATACGCCGTTGTAATCGTGCAAGTAATCGTGATATTGCCGGTGGTATTGTTGAAAATGCTCACCACATCACCTTCGGCAAAAGTCGCATCGGGAATCGTGATGCTGCCGCCGGAGCCGACCTGCACATACTTGCCTACGTCGCCAGTCCCGAGCGAATAACTGCCTGTTTGAGTACCAACCGGTGGCAGGTTTCTATAGCCGACTTTGAACCCGTTACCTGCCGAGTTCATAAAGTTCAAATCGCCCGAAGACGAATACAGGCTTACGCCGTTGGTCAGCGTACCGACCGGTGCGGTGCCGTTGAACAATACAAGTTGCGCAGCGCCGTCCGTTGTGGCACGCGCCGCAGTGCCGCCCACCAGCAGATTTCCACCCGCCGTGATGCGGGCGCGTTCGGTGTCGGCAGTTAGAAACCGTAGGTAAGTTCCCGAATCTCTCGCATTAATATCCAAAAAATCGGTGTCGGCTATTAAATCAAATCGGTTACTCGTTCTAACCAGTCGCAATATGCAACCAGCGCTATCTACCATATGTAGGCGCGTACCACTGGCTGGACTCGTTGTGCCGATCCCCAACCGCCCACTCGCATCCAGCGTCATCGCCTGCGTGAACGAGATGGTGTTGCCTGCGGTGCCGGAGGCTGCTGTGTACCAAGCGTGCTGCCCGGTAAATTGCGCGTACAAAGTTGGCGCGTAAGAAGAAATTTTGTATTTGAAAACGCCAGACGTAACGTAAAGGTTGTTACCAACGGCCATCGTTCCATTGGCGTAGTTATAAACGGTTCCGTTTGTTCCAATATCAAAAACTCTATAATTACTTTCCCACGCACTCGGCGTGACCCCGAGACCGAGGTTGCCGGAGGAGTCAAACCTTGCAACTTCTGCCGACGAAACATAAAACTGCATTGAGTTATTGCTATGCAGATACCGAATCTGCCCGACATCTGCGGCGTCCTGATCTCCAAATAACACACCAGAGTTAGCGGCAGTTCCGGCAATCAGCGACATATAAGTGCTGCGACTAGTTATGTCGTTGCTCTGAATTCGCACACGTTCGCCAGTTACGACTGCGGGGTCTGTGCCGCCAGCAGTCCCTTTAACGTGCAAAACGGTTGATGGACTTGCCGTGCCAATACCAACTGCGCCTGTCGCCGTTATTGCCGTCGGAGACGCATCCGGGTTCGCGCTATCTTCAACCAACAACGCGTTACCAGCGCCAACCTGCGTAATACGCAGAGCGTCTGAACTAGAATTGACTGATATAACTGCGCCATTGCCATCAAACGTCAGCGCACTCCCGCTCGTCGCCACCTTGGAGCCGTCAAGGTACAGGACGCCGTTGGCGGTGCCGCCGTTGAGCGTTACGGTCGAGGAGGTGGTAAGCGTTGTGAACGCGCCGGTCGATGCGCTGCTCGCGCCGATGGTTGTGCCGTCGATCGCACCGCCGTTGATGTCCACGTAGTCATCCATGTAGATGACGTCGGTGCCGTTGACGTAAAGGTGCGCTTTACGGCCGTTCGGAACCGTGATGCCCGTACCCGCCGAGGTCTTGACCGTAATGCTCTGGCTGCCAGTCGTGTTGTTCTGGACGATGTACTGCTTCTGGATCGTCGGAACGACCAGTTCGCGGGTCGCGGTAAGACTTACCCCGGAGGTGACGTTAAGGACCAAGGCACGCGCCGCTTGGGCTGCGTTGGTGTCCGTGTAGGTTAGCGTCAGGTTGGCGTCGGAGGCGTAATTCGGGTTGCCGTAGCCGACGATGGCCTGCTCGAGAGCTGTGCCGAGGTTGGTGTTCGTAATCGTGCCCCAAGTACCGGAGTTTTCGCCGGTCGCTTGCAGCTCGATTTTCAGGTTTGTGGAGTACGTACTTGCCATGTGTCCATTCCTTTAAGTCAGGATCTGGGTCCAAACCACCGTATTGCCGTCGTTGACTACAACCCAATTTTGTGTCTGCGAGTCATCGACATTCTGCCAGTTGGGCGTTTGATTGTCATTAATCACGCCCCAGACCAGCACTGTACCGACTTCTGCGGTCGCGGAAACACCTACAAGTGTGACATTGGCATCGGAGGTGGTTGCGACCGAGCCAACTAGGCCTGTTGCGGAAACGCCCGTAACGGGCACGTTTTGTTCGGTGACGACCGTGACATCGCCAAGCGCCGTGGTCCCTTGAACGCCCGTAAGCGTGACGCTCGCTGTGCCCGTAATGTCGACGGAGCCCACGGCCCCTGTGGCGAAAACGCCGGTGACGAGGACATCGGTACCGGCAGTGACCGTAACAGAGCCGACTTCACCCGCGCCCGCGACGCCGGTGACCGATACGTTAGCGGTGCCTGTGGCCTGCGCGGTGCCGATTGCGCCTGTGGCCTGGACCCCCGTAACAGAAACACTGGCCCCTGCCGTAACCGTAACGGAACCAACTTGTCCCGTAGCCTCAAGGCCAGAAACAGGGACGTTGGCGCTGGCGTCAACGGTGACTGTGCCGACCGCCCCCGTGGCAGAGACGCCCGTGACGTCGACATTGGCCGTGCCAGTAACTTGAACGCTACCGACGAATCCCGTTGCTTGAAGCCCAGTAACCGGGACGTTCGCCCCGGCAGCAACAGTAACTGTGCCGACCGCCCCCGTGGCAGAGACGCCCGTAAGGCTGACGTTTGCGTCAGCCGTAATGGTGACCGAGCCTACCTGCCCCGTCCCTGTGGGGAGCGAGGCAAGGCTCTCACCCCAAGGATCGTCGCCCCAGCCTACGCCAGAAGCATTCCACCCTTGGAAAGCAACGGTAGCATCGGCCACTTCCGCCTCTTAATTAGGCGATGCGGATGATCGCGCTGGTCGAATCAGCCGTCGGGAAGATGATCGTGAACGTACCGTTCGTCGAGGTCTTTGCCCCACCGAAGTCCAGAATACAGACTGAAGGGTCGCCCGCCGCCGAGTCGTTGTAGATCATCGCGCCATAGGCGGTGATCGTCGCACTCGTGAACGAGAGATCCGCAAAGTCTGTAAATGCCGTGGTGCCGCTCGAGGTCGGGGTGACGTTGGTCAACGTACCGCCACCAGCCGAGTACGTGCCAGAGGCCGATACTTCGTTGGTGGCCGTGTAGGCCGTGGTCGCCGCCGTGAACGAGGCGCTGTTGTCGTACAACGCGAGCTTAAAGGTGTTGCCCGTGCTCGTGGTGAAGTTATGCACCGCCCGCATCAGCTCCACCTTGAAGCTGGTGCACATGTAGTTGCCTGAAAATGCCATTTTACTCTCCTAACAAATGAACCAGCTCTGGATGCCCCGCTTCACGAAGGCGCTGGGCGATCGTGGCACGGTCCTGCTCGACGGCCTCCTTCAAATAGAAGGCGACCACGTATTTGACGCGGTCCTTGAAGGCCCGCGCCTGCGCCTGAATGACCGGGTGTGACTGGTCACCGACGAAAATAATCTTGTCTGCGGCCCGTTGGGCGAGCTCGTCAGGCCCCCAGCCACGGCGTTCCGTGGTTGCGACCTGTACGCCACTCGTTAATCCGGGCATTTCTACAGTAATCATGGGCCGGGCGACTCCGATTTAAGCGGCAAGCGGATCATACCATCGCGGTATTCGTCGCGGCGGCGGCGACCCTGCTGCTCGATGCCGAGGCCCTGGATGGCCTGTTTGTACGAGTTGTTGAAGTACTGGAGCATGTTGTCCGGGCCCTTGGTGTAGCTGTAGGCCTGAATTAAACAGGCATAAAGCAGAGCTTCCGGCGCATTAGTGCTAATCCAAGTCGTCGGGTTGGTCGACGACAACTGCGTGGGACGGTAGATATACCCTAGTTCCACCGTAAAGTTCGCATTTGGGGTGGGGGCAATATAGAACGTGTTCTGGTCCCACACCGAATAGTATTTAGGCGTGCCTGTTGTAGCCCCGTTCGGCCAATATTCCTTCATGAACGAGGTATCGCGGAAGTCCAGAAAAATCTGATTAGACCCCGACGTAATCATCATGTACCGATGGGTCAGAATATCGCTCGGGGCGGTCAAAAACTTGTTGCCCGAGGTCATAGTTCCGCTGACCTCGAGCTTGAATACGTCCAGATCGATCTCGCGCAGGATCTGGTTTTCCGCCATCGTAATAAACGTATTGATTACCGAGCTGGTGAACACATTTGCGTTCACCTCGGTGTAGTTGCGGATGTTTGTGACCAGCTCGTCGTACGTCATGATGTCGTCACCGTCACGGAGCCCACAAGGGTCTGAGCAATCAAAGCCTGCCCCAGCACATACGGCCTCATGTCAGCCGTGTTCTGTACCGAGCCGTAGCTCTGGAAAGCGGTAAATCCGGGCGCGCCAACGAACACGGAGACCGGCTCGATGCGATCCGGGCGCGGATCGCGTAACGCGATCGCATCGCCTGTGTAGCGAAGCGGCTCAAGCTGCGGTTCTTTAGGTTCGTAATCATCCGGGCAGACCATAAATCCCTGCCACTGCTTGCGCAGGACGTTGTAGGGATACCGCTGCCCACAAAAGTCACAAAGGCCGTAGGAGTATTTGCCACTGGCGTAAGCCATGCTACACCCCCATATCAGGGATGAACTGCACGCTGGCAGTGTCCCGATCTTCCATAGCGGCCCGATTGAAGTCCTCTTCGTAGATCGCCTTCAGTGCAGGCGTCCGATCGGGAGCAAACTTCAACGAAAGCTGATAGGCAAGACCAGAAGCTAAACACGGTAGGAAGCGGAAATTAATGTCCGCATCGTTCGTGTACGCCCCCGCATCCTGAATGCGACGGATGCGGTAATAGATGAACGTATATGTCTGATCCGCTGCCGGATAGAAAAACACTTTCGGCGTGTTGGTTCGCTGGACATAAAACTGCGCGGGGCGAGCCTGCGTAGTCTTATCCGGCATGTTCAAATAGTCCTCGCGACTGATCCGCTCGATGTAGACATCGCTATTAATACCCTGACTATTCTGACGAATAATCGCTTCGAGTACATTCACGGTGTCGGTAGCGAGCGAGATCTCGTTGGTGCCTTGAGTCAGCGTGTACGTTGCCTGCTCAATGGTCCAAAGGTTCAAGCCACGGTTGGCCCAATCCAGAAATAGCAAATTGAGCGAGCGGCGTGCGGAATTGAGCTGATAACCGCTCGTCGGCCGCATGCCGCAACGCTCAAATGCCTCTTCAACCAAGTCATCAATCGACAGGTTGAAGTCTGTAGTGCCCGATGTAGCCATCGATTAGCCGCAGGATCCGCCGTAGCGCATCTTCTTGACCTTCACCTTCTTCTTGGCCATGCCGCCCTTCTTATAGCGGTTCATCATGCCGCCGCCCATCATGCCCATGGCCATTTCCTTGTGCTGGTTAATCGCACCGCCCTTAGACGCCATGACAACCTTTCCGGTCTTCATGCTGGGCTCGGAAACCATCTTGTTCTTTGGGCCGCTGCCGACCGCACCGCCACCGCGAACGGCGGCTCCCATTCCACGACCTGCCATATTAGTACCCTCGCATCGCGCGACCGCGCGCGTCTTTGCTCTTGCTCTTCATGGCACGGCCTTTCTTATCAGCCATGCCACCCTTCTTCATCTTGCCGACGCCGTCGGCAGCGAAAGCCGGAACCTTCTTTCCGCCTTTCATCACCATCTTTAACTTACCAGGCATAAATTACTCCCTTGCGCTTCTCAGCTCATCCAGTTTGATCTCAAGACGATTGAACCGTTGGTCGACATGTGCGACAAACTTTTCGATCCGATCGTCCACCTCTCTGCGAGTGATATGATCCCTCGCAATCTCCTCACGTGTCCGGTTGAGCAGGATGTTCAACCGAGACAGTTCATCAAACTTACTCTTTAGCATGAATCCCATCCCAGTCACTATTGCGGACAGGATAATGTTCCAGATCATGATCTCCATGGGCTAACACTTCCATCGCCGACGGGCCTGCCTGATCCTGCTGTTAGGGTCTTTGGCCGCCTCTGGGTACATTTTCATCTGGCCGGCGGAACGCGCACAAAACGACTTGCGTCGTTTGGCCCGAGCAGGGCCCGGATTGCTCTCTGTAACGGCCGTTTGAAGCTTGCTTCCGGGATTGGCGCGGCGATAAGCTGCAACGCCTTTCTTGGTCATGCCAGCACCCTGCTTCGTCGGGCGGAAATTACCGCTCTTAACCGAAGTCTTGATGCCCATGCCTTTGCGTACGGCGCCGCCGCCTCGCATGGCCACACCCATGCACCCAGGCATTAGGCGGGTGCTCCACCTACGTACAGCACAGTAACGCTCTTGACCTCGGCATCGGCGAGGGTGACGTACACGCCATCCGTCGCCAGAATTCCGTCATCGGGAATGATGAGATCATAGGCCCCAGCAGCCGCCGGAGTCTTGATGTCAAGAATCGTGGTGCCAGCGGAGCCGCCCGTTTTAAGGGTAAAACTCGAGGCAGTCGCTGAATTGGTGAAATACACGCCCTGAACACGCGTGCGACCATTTACCGCGTCGCCCGAAGCGATCACGGTTTTGGCTTTGACGTCACTTGCAAA